GCCTTGGCAAAAATTAGTAAGTCCACATTAAGCTCAGACGGCGCAGATCTTTATACAACAACATGTCCGTGTTTTGACTGCGCAAAACTAATTATTCAATCAGGTATTAAAAGAGTATTCTACTCAGAGGATTACAGAGATATGTCAGGTGTAGACCTATTAAAACAAGCAGGTATTGAAGTTAAAGAGGTAATATGTTGGAACGCGGAGTAACCGAAATTATAGACGATGCTCTAGAACAGAATGTATTCGGCGAGTCTTTTCTATTTAGAGAAGGTCAGCGAGAAGTCGTTGAGGCTATCTGCAATCACTATCTCCAAGATCCAGAAGGGACTATTATCCTAGATGCCCCAACTGGCAGTGGTAAATCCCTAATTGCTATGTGGTCCGCGCACGTTCTAAAAGAACTTGGTAAAAGAGGTTATTTAGTAACCTCTGATCTAATGCTACAAGATCAGTATGAAGAAGACTTTAAAAGACTAAAACTGGATTGGCCTAGTATTAGAGGAGTAGACAACTATAACTGTAATGTAAACGATCTACCCTTCTCTCTTGCTGACTGTAAGATGAAAGGTATTGGGTATGAACAAGCCGAGAAACTTCCATGCTGGAACACCTGTGGGTATCTTCAAGCCAGACGGCGCGCGAAGGAGCTACCTGTAGCTCTCTTCAACTACTCATATTATCTAATACAAAGGAATTATGTAGAAGACAAGATGATGGAACAGGATAGAGAGATACCATTTCCTAAGAGAGACTTTGTATTCTTTGATGAAGCACATAAGGTAGACAGTATTGTACAATCACACTTCTCACCTAGAATAGATGTGGGTACACCTAAGATATTTAGAGAGGTAAACAAGTTTGTACAGAAACACGCACTTGATGCTGCCTGGGTATCTGAGAACAGAATAGCAGATATTGTCGACCGCTTAATGCGGGAAGACGATCACCAGGAGCTCATGAGGCACATCAGCGAGTTCAGAGGTATTGCCGTGGTATATCGCAAGGTCAGATCGGCGGCCCTCATTCGCAGTAAACGCCAGTATAAGAATGGAGATGTCCCTAAAGAATGGCAGACTTTTTTTGGACGAATGGACAGACTAAAAGACATTTGGTGCAAGTTTGATGACTATCATGACATAATTAAAGAGCTCGGCACTGATGCGATCGTTATTAATCGAAAAGAGAACGAAGTACAATTCTTATGTTTAGAAGAAGCAATGATGATTGATAAATTCTTACAGAAGAAGAGTGGCTTTAAAGTCTTTATGTCAGCAACACTAGGTGATATTAGATCTTATGCGAAACATACTTCAATGGGTAATGCGAAAGTTATTAGAATGAATAATAATTTTGACTACAAAAAATCCCCCATCGTTTTCGTCAATAGGAACAAATTGTCTTTTAGAGAACGCGAACAAAATCTCCCCAAAGTAGTAAAGACACTAGACAAGATCTTAGAGAAACATAAAGGACAAAGTGGAATTATTCACGCCGGTTCCTATGATTTCATGAACTACATCAACAGTAACTCTAAACATAAGTTCAGTTTTATTACCTACGATGTGGCAAAGGAGAGGGGTGGTGCGATCGATCTATTTAATAAGAGTGATGGTAAAATACTAATAGGTCCATCGCTGCTAGAGGGACTGGATTTAAAAGACGAGAAGTCTAGATTCCAGATCTTCTTTAAAGTACCATATCCATCATTAGGCGATCCACTTGTGAAAGCCAAGATGCAGGCGTTCCCTGGTTGGTATGACTGGAAAACAGGTATTTCCATTCAACAGGGAGCTGGTCGTAGTATCAGATCTAAAGATGACTGGGCAGTCACTTATATTTTGGACGCGTGCTTTAGAAGCCTGATAAATAAAGAGGGATTCTTTCCACCGTCATTTGAAGAACGAATAAAAACAATTTACTAATGGCATATAACTTAATTATTATAGATGACTTTTATAGTAATCCGGAAGAGGTTAGAGAGTTTGCATTGGCACAAGACTTTAATGTGGACGGTAACTATCCAGGTCACAGAACTAAATCATTTTTAACAGATAGTGTAAAAGAGTATATTGCGTCACACCTAAGACCTCACCAGGGTGAAATTGCATGGCCTGAAGGCGATGATAATTACTGTGGTGCATATCAATATACTACATCTAGAGATAGAACTTGGATTCACGCTGACAGTACGACTACATGGGCTGGAGTTTGGTATGGAACACCGAACGCTCCAATCAGCGGCGGAACCGGTCTATTCAGACATAAGGAGACTGGATTAGTCGGCACACCTAGACTGGCAGACGGTTCAGTAGATGAGAACTTATTAAACAAGGTATATGAAGATTCACAAGATTATACTAAATGGGAAATGACAGCTGAAGTGGGTAATGTATTTAATAGACTGGTTATCTATAGAGGTGATTACTTCCATGCGTCATTAGACTATTTTGGTACAAACTTACAAAACGGCAGATTATTTCAAACATTCTTTTTTAACACAGAACGATAATATGGGATTTAACAAACTAAACTTACCAGATGTAACACATCTAAAAGAACAACTAGCACAATGGGGTGAAGAAGACTTTACGGCCTATTGGAAAAACCTCTTTGAAAAGAGAGACGCGATTTGTGGACCAACCGAGTCACATGACTTTATTAAACTTTTTTTAAATCGTGAGTATAACTATAGAAAGACTGGTCAACTCGAGTTTGACTTTGATTGGTCAGATATTTAAAAAAACAAATATGGCAGAACAATTAACTGAAGAGAAAGAACAAATTTACGTTTGGGCTAAAACTGAACGTGCTGGTGACATCGTAACTGTAGATAAAACTGATGGAAAATACATTGTATTTACAGATGGAACCAAATGTGCAACTAATCTAATCAACGAGATGTTGTTACCTGCAAAAGATGAGGCTCAGGCTAAATCTATCGCTAAACCATTTGGTAGTATTCAAGATATTGTTGATAATGTAGAACCTGTAGTAGAGACTACTCAGGCTACGCCAGTACAAGAGACTAACACATCTACTAAAACAGACAATGTGATGCTAGAGATGTTGAAAAAGCTCAGTGCTAAAAACACAATTGAAATGCCTTTACAATTAAATATACCTTCACATGAAGTATATCAATTGTTTAAGGGTCAGATGGATATTACCGAGGAAGATTTACACGAACAAATTTTAGCGCTCGTATTGAGCCAGATAGATAATCTACAAGCACAGTTAAAGCCACAGGCTGAAGAATTCATTAATAATTATTACAATGGCAGAACAAACAGAAAATCAAACACCGGAACAAGCACAACCGCAAAATCCGGGCCCGATATTACTTACTAGAAGACAGAGACGTTGGATGCAGAAACAACAGGGGTTAACTAGATATATTCAAAAGTTACCTTTAGCTGATAGATTAAAACTACAGAGACAAAACCAAGAGAATGGTAGAAAACTACATCAGCAGCATTTAGATATTCAAGAGCAAAGAAACCATACTAGATTAGAGAGAATTCTAGAAGGTTACACAAATGAAGAGGGTGAGAAGGTACCTGGTTTAAAAGATAATTGGGCTGCACAAGGCTACAACCAAAAAGAGATTGATATGTTAGAAGAGGCTTGGTCTCTTAGTGTAATAAAAGATAAGACGACATATCAAGCTGATAAGAAAAAGAGAAGAGCACTAGAGAAAGAGGCAAAGGCTTCTAGAGATGCTCGCAAAAAATAACTAGACGATGATTACTATCCAAATCGAACCAGCCGATAATGGCGTGGTTAAGTTTTTAATTGACGATAATGTCAATGGCGGAGGTGAGGAATTCACCTCTCGCGTTGTATATGAGTTTGACAATACTTTAGGTAGAGCAAACCAAATTAAATTTTTAAAAGATATTATCTTAGATTTAGGCTTAGCAACTGGTAGTGAACTGGATCGTGACAAGTTAGTTGTAAAAACAGAGTGGGGCTCACAGTATAAGCCCAACGAAGCAGAAATAAAAGTAAAACTCTCAGCTTTAGAAAAAGAAATGAATTTGCTGAGGGCACAAATAAAGAAATGACACTAAAAATAGAAGGTGTTTGGTGTAAAACTAGGACTGAGTTTGAAAAATTAGCAAAGTCTGGTGATTATGATTTAACTATATCCTATTTCGATATTGTAAATAGACTAGTTAAGAGTGACCCTTATAGTGAGGAACCATCAGATGTAATCGTCTCTCTGTATATTCGTAAATTAATTCAAAAATTAATAAACGATAAAATAGAAGGAGAGAATACGGAAGCAAAGCTACTATATATGTTTAAGAACTTAGACAGTAACGCTGTTTTAAATTTTAAACATTTTATAGCAGATCTAACTGGCGACCCCTATGATATGGATCTAATTATTATCAACAGATGCGACTACCCGAAAAGAGGAGTACTCAGTAAGTTTGATAATGTTAGATTTATAGACCATGATTAAACACAAAGTATTTACTAAAGGTGAATATGTACAGGCTTTAATCTCAACTACACAAAACCCAAATGTACTTATTCCTATACGAGGCCTAATTTACGATGTCAAGTTTGACGATGTAAATCCTAGGTATCAACTACGTATTAAAAAGTTCTATGATAATATAGTCTTTTTAAAAGCAAATCTATTTGGTGGCAGATTCATCAGAGACTTCGAGGGCAAAGAGACTCGTATTAATCTAAAGAGACAAGAGTATAAGACTGTTAAAGAATTAGAAGACAGAGTCTTTGACGGTGAGAAGTGGAAGCAATACCTCATTACAGTCGATTCAGTTTTCTGTGTAAAGACCAGAGGCGAGCAGGTAGAACTATTCAATAAGATACAAGACTTTCAGACAGAAGTGGCTCTAAAGGAACTCTATGAGCTCACAAGCCGTACTCAATATTCAGGCCAATTCAAATTTCAGAGTAAAGGTGAGTACGTTAAAGCACTTGAAAAGTTTTTAGGTGATAGATACCCTAAGAGCAAGGATTGGTCAGATACTATTCTTTATAGACCAGACCATAATGAATTAGACCGCGGAGAGTGGGTCTAAAACATAATATCCTGATACATAGTCAGATATATAATAAAAAAGAAATCATATTTGTATGGGCGGTGAATTAATAGATGCTAGTAACTTGTTAACAGGAGGTGGAGGACTGTCTTCATTTCAATATCAAAATACTGATACTGGGGACACTATAACTAGTGAAACACCTTTAGATGCTAATGGTAATCCACTACAACCAGCAACTGATAATGCTTCTGCGCAGGCTAATACTGAGAGAGCTCCATTAGGTGCAACACTAGAAGAGCAGCAAGAACCGGTTTCACAGGGTAATACTACAACTACCGGTGAAAGCACTGAGACTAATTCTTTATATGGTAATAATGCTTTAAAAACTAGAGCATATACTGTTACAGACCCTGATAAAACTATTCCCGGTGTAGACGCTGTTAGATCTAAGTCAAATGCTTGGACTCTATTGAATTACAGAAACTATTCAGGTGGTACTATTTATGGTAATCCAGAATATGGAAAATACAATAAAACTGTATTACACTCAGATAAAGAAAATATTTTAAATCCTACAGCTAAACGTATCGTGGAATACTCTGCGAATAACGGTGGTTTAGGTTTTGCTTATACATATAGAGATTTTATTCAGGCAGAGCATTATGGACAAATATCTAATGAATTCTTAGTTACATTAAGAAGATTTGCTTTTCCTATTGGAGATGATATTAGAAATACAGTAGGCACTGATGATTCAGGTACAGAATTTGATAAGTCGGAGCCAGATTTAGCTAGGGCAATTACGTGGCTCTCACCTGCTTTAGGTAATGAAATGAAAGAGATACTCGGGTTCGGTACTGGCTTTGGCTGGGAAGAGATTAACGCCGATGTACAAGAGGTAACAGGTGCAGATACTCAATCAAGAAGGGGTTCGATCGGTGCTATGATTGAAGGTAGTGCTATAGCAAAAGGAGTAGAGGCTGGTATTAATGGGTATTCGGCTGCTCAGGCAGATAGAATTCACACTAAAGGTCATGGATTCGACCCTCTATCAAAAACATATCCTAACTTTGTATATGGACCATACAATGCTATTAAATCTGTATTGGCTAGAAACAAGGATGGTCTTAAATTTGACAGCGAGTTTACTCTTAACTTCTACTATGATTTAAGAGGATTTGACAATACATCTCCAAAGGTAGTATTTATGGATGTAATTTCTAACCTATTAGCGATTACATATAACAATGCTCCTTTCTGGGGTGGTGCAACTAGATATACGTCAAGCGGTTCTACAGGTAAACCATTTGGAGATTTTGATAAATTAAAGAACGGTGACTATGCAGGCTATCTAGGCTCATTGGCAACACAGTTAAAGTCTTCACTTGGTGCTGGTTTTGCCGATCTAGGTAAAGCTGCAAAAGGTCTAGTAAATGGTAAAGGTATAAACGCACTTGGGGACTCTAAGATTTTAGATAACTTAATTGGTGGTTCTCTAATGAAACAATTAGGTTCACCCTCAGGTGGTGATATTATTCAAGCATTCTTAACAGGTGATCCGACTGGACAGTGGCACTTAACGGTGGGTAATCCTATGAACCCAATGATGGTGTGTGGTAACCTATGTTTAGAAAGCGCTAAATTTGAATTTGAAGGTCCATTGAGTTTTGAAGGTTTTCCTAGTAAACTAAAGATGACAGTTGCATTAAAACCAGGTAGACCTAGAGATAAAGCAGAGATTGAGTCTATGTTTAACGCAGGTAGAGGTAGAATGTACTTACAACCAGAAGTTGAAGGTAAATCACTCGATGATGTAGTAGACGTATCACAATTCGGAAATAAAGATAGAACCAGAATGTCTCCAGATAGAGCATTGAGAAATTCTGATTTCGCAGCAGGTTAATAGATGAACTTAAGAACTATTTTAAATAAAACCTCAAGTACAGTTAAGTTATTCTTAACTCAACCGACTATGTTGTTTACTAATAAAGCAGCACAAACCGGAGTACGTGAACATATTGTTAGAGAAGACGAGGTAACTAGACCTGACTTAATTGCGCTAGAGTACTATGGTGACCAATCTAAAACAGACATAATTTTAAAATACAATGGGATTTCGGATCCTTTCTCTCTACAGCCAGGTGATGTACTAGAAATACCTAGCTCTGGAATTGCCTTCCATAAATTAGAGAGACCTGAAGGTGAAGAAGATAATCCGATTAAAAATCAATTCTTACAAGGCAAGAGATTATCCAAGAAAGATGATAGAAGAATTGAGGCTTTGAAAAAGAAATATAATAAGGACGTGTTACTGCCGCCTAACGTGATACCTATCGGTAATAAGAACTATAAGTTTGATAAAGGTTTAGTAACCTTCGGTGCGCAGGCTCAAAACGCAGAGGTAAACGACCCTGTAGTAAGAGATGTTCTACAAGATATTGCACCCGATCAATTAGCTAATATTGAATTTACTCCAACTGATATTGAATCCGGATCTGGATCTGGAGGTGGTAGAGGTTTAACCGAAACTCAGTTAGACAAATTATTAGATGATGGTGTAGGTAAAGGTAAACTTACATCTGGCGATGGTGCTGGTAGAGGTGATACTGCTACTGAAAGACCTTCTAATAAAGGTGCAGGAGATGCTCCTGCTGGTACGAACGACGCTGCAGGTACGGCTAACGACGGCGCACCTTGTAACTAAGACTAAAGAATGGAATTAGGAAATCATATATTAGCGGTGGTAGAACCAGCTATCCTACCAACCGAGATCAAGATGGAGGCCCTAGGCGAAGATGAGGGCGGAGATAATGTAGATAAACAAACCAAGTCAATTGGTGCGTTTGAACCTTTTATCTTATGTAATGGTGTGCAAGTTAAACGTGACAATCTTGAGTCTTTTGAACTAGAGTTAAGCGGTAATGTGCCAAAGTGTGTAGTTACATTTATGGACAACGGCTCTTTCAAAGTAGACTCAATGCCAAGAGACGGAGATTTCTTTACAATACTACTTAATTCAAAACACCAAGAGACTTTCAAGTCAGTCCACATGGATTTTGATATTACAGAAGTTACTACCGAAGCTGCAGACCCATCACAGGGAAATGGATCCGGTATTACTCTATCTGGAATTGCTAAAATACCCAGACTATTTGGAGAAGACTGTCAAGTATTAGACGCAGACACATCTCTAAATCACTTAGAGAAAATAGCTAGAGATCTAGAGATTGGATTAGCTACCAACGTGGATTCGACTGATGATAATCAATCTAGGATTCAAGCCTATGAAACTTTCTTAGACTTCATAAAATCTATTGTAGAAGATTCATATATCTCAGATGACTCATTCGCTAAATGGTATATTGACCAGTATTACTATTTAACCTATGTAGATATTAATAAGATTTTTAATACTAAAAACCCTAAGCTGGATGAAGTAATGAAAGTGTTAACTTCTTTCGCTAGCTCAGAGCTGCAAAAATCTACAGCGGAAGATAAAACCGACGCTGATAATATAGATGTCCCTCTGATTCTGACTAACCATAATGACCTAAGAGGTTTAAGCTGCCACATCATGGAATATGAGTTGGTCAACAACTCTTCTAAAATTAGTTTAAAAGCAGGTAACTCTAGGAATGTGCAGATCTATGATAATAATTCTGAGAAGGGTGAAAGATTCCAAGAGTTTACAATCGAACCTCTAACTACAGAAGAACTATCTGAGTTAGATGAACCATTAAAAGGAAATAGAAAAGACGAGAGATATAAAGAGCAAGTCAAATACAAATATATGGGTAGACAGAATGCTGGAGACGATGGTCTAGGTAATACTCATAAGAATGCAATCTTTACTAAACTACATCGTAAACAAAATCAGATGGAGTTAGAAAAGATGAAGTTAAAATGTACAGTACAAGGATTTAACCCAGCTATATATAAGTTCTGTAAAATACCTGTTGTATTATACCATTACGATGGTGTCGCGATAGAGGCTGAACAGATTGCAGATGGATTTAGAGAAGAGGCCGGTTTAAAAGAAAGACCGCTTGGCGCTGCAAAACCAGAAGTTGACCCAAATGAAGTAAGTCAAATGATGGATAAGTTTATCTCGGGTTTTTACATTGTAGAAAATATAGACTATAGATATGATTCATCCGAGGGTATATTTACGGACTTCACTCTGATTAGAAGAGAATGGCCGGGTCGCTCTCGTAATCTAGCATAAAAAAGTAAGATAGATAATTTATGGCAGATATAGATTTTAAATCAAGGAATGAATTTAGAAAAGGTAGTAGGCTTCGTACAATAGATGAAGATCCAACCTATCTAAGTTTTATGCTATTATTCCACTATCATGACCACCATGATGTTGGCCACTCGCCCCTACTCAATGGTCAGGCAGAAAGATATTTAAGGTCTGTTGTTAGAGATGATATTGGTAACATCTATGCTGATAATCTAAAGAATTTTGTTAGAGTCTTAAGAAAGGTAAATGTAGAAATGCCTTGGTTCTGGCAGAGTTTAAAAGGTTTAGAGAACGCACTTAACTACGGTGATATGACAGAGCCTTTTAGGGGTTCTGCAGATAATGAGTTAGAGTTAGTCTGTTTGGAGGAGAACGTTGAGTTAACTGCCATCGGACTAATGGATCTTTACAAAAGATCTTGCTTTGATTTTGAAAGATATGTAGAAGTAGTACCTAAGAACTTAAGAGAGTTCACGATGGATGTGATTATATCTGAAGTTAGAGTATTTCAAAAGGACACTAATGCTAAAAATATAAATCTAGTTGAAGATACAGATCCTGTTATTGCTGGTGCAAAACCACAGGCGGTAAAAGATCTACATGAAAATTATGTCAATAAAGATTTTACGTCAGCTGATGTAACTCCATTTATTAGATTGAGATTTACACACTGTGAATTTGACCATAATTCTATTGCTAGTTTTTTTGGAGAGCTATCAAAAAACCCAGAAATGCCTAAGCCATCGATTAAAATTAAATGGGGCACATGTAGACAAGTAGATCAAAAGTTAGGGGCTAATCTATTCAACGAGAAAGCTGGTGCTGATAAGCCTATTAACGCTAGACTTGAAGCTGCGGCAGCAGGTGAAGAAGACATTACAAATACAGCTGGACAATCCACTGGTCAAAAATACTTAAATGCAATTAGAGGTAGAACAATTGGTAAAGTTGAGTCTACTCTACAGAATGCAAAAGATGCAGCAACTGCTCAGGCTAATTCTATTGCCAATTCATTTGCAAATCCAGATCAACCAGGTATTGTAAAAAATCTATTAGATAGAGCAACAGAAGATTTAACAGGTGCACTATTATTAGGTAACGTACATGGTCTAGGTGGTACAATTAATGATATTTCAACTGCGATTAAAACAGGTAGTTTAAACGCAATCGGTAACCTAGTTGGAAATTTAGTACGTGGAGGTAATGATAAAACTCCTACAAACAGAGGACCTTTAGGTGGTGTTGGAGATAACCCTGTTGATTCAACCCCTGATAACATCAAGCTAGGTAAAGTATTCGATGAACTTAACGATGGTATTGGTCAAGCTGAACAAGCGTTAGGTAAAGATAATGTACATGGTACGACTGCACCTGATAATGATAATTTAGGAAAAGAGAATGTCCATGAATAATAATGAACTTTTTAGAGACAATATACGAGAAACACACTGGCTCGGAGAAGTAGTTATTAATGAAGACCCACTTCTTCAAGGTAGATGTCGAGTAAAAGTATTCGGTAAGTTTGATAAATTACCAGACGACCAGATTCCTTGGGCAACCCCTATGAACAGAGATCAGGTTGGTGCTCATGCAGTACCTAGAGTTGGTGATATTGTTGCAGTAAGATTTGACAACGGTAACATCTATCATCCAGAATATTGGTTTCAAGTAGATCAGAATGATGACCTAAAGGCAGATATTCTAGAAGCATCTGATAAACCACATGATGTTATCTCTTTAGTATATGACGCAGAACGTAATTTAAGAATTTATCATTCACCAGAAGATGGACTAGTAATTACAAGAGGTGAGGGTAAAAAAGAAAGACCTATGCTTCAAATAGACGAAGATGGTTTCATTAAGATTTCAACTGGTGAGAAAGTATTCTTAGACTGTGGAGATATATTTGTATCTAATACTGGTGAACCTGGTGCAGATGAAACTGAACCAGCAGTTAGAGGTCAGTCTCTACAAGATTGGCTACAAGCACTATTAGATGATTATCAAGCGCATATTCATCCAACTGGTGTTGGACCTTCAGGTCCTCCGATGCCACCAACTCCAGTAGTGGTGGGTAAATTATCTAGCACACATATTAACTACCAACAAAGAAACAAATAATCATGCCTGCACTTTGGCCTAAATTCATAAAAGATCTGGCAGATGATATTACAAGCCAGCAATTTAAGAAACCAGGTGGAGCAGGTACTATGATTGGTATGCCAGTTCCTGCTGTAGGTGCTAATAACCAATTAGGTGAAACTGTGTCTGGTCAAAAATCTATTCTATCTGGTGGAATTACAGATGTAGGTAATCCTGCTAACGCTGCGCTTAAGACCAATCCTGCTACTATGGTAAATGCAAATAACACATCACCTAAATCAGGTAGATATGATTTTGGTGTTAGAGTTGCAGAGAGATATATTGAAGCTACAAAGGGTAAAGCACAAACTCATGTTGCAGAATTTCACGCGAACAATGGAGCTGCTGAAGCTCTGCTAAAGAATGGTTATGGTTGGGCTTTCGAGAGACTATTAATGGAAGGTGATATACCTCTACAAGATCAATATGATGAAGATGGTAATCTGATTGAGATGGGTAAAGAGTCTCATCCTGCCTATGCAGATTTCTGTCCGACTGAAGAGGAGACTGCTGGTCCAGACGTAGATGAAATTAAAAGCGAGAATGATAAAGCCTTCAATAAATTTGTTGAGGAGCGAAGAGAAGAGTATAAGCTAGATAAATTTAAGTTCTATCATTTTCCTTGTCTAAGTGGCCAAGAGTCTCAGGCAGAACTAGAAGTTATCTTTGCTACTAGAATTCTAATGGGCTATGAGTTCATGGAAACTGCTAACGAGAGATGGAACTACTTTGTATGGGCATGTCACTTAGGGAAAGAGAATTACTCTGGCACTAGCAACTATAAAAATCTTAGTAGTAGAACTAAGAATGAAATTGAAGATGCTGGCTATGACTATAAACTATTAGCGGATAATGTATCTCAGTATGTAAAAGAAGGTATCATGGCTGCACATCCTGAGAGGAGTACAGATTGGCCTAGGATAGGGATTAACTCTACGTTAAAGCAAAGAATTAAAAGACCTGCAGAAGAGGCGATCCAATTCCCAACAATTGAAGATGAGAATGGTACGGATATTACTCCAGACTACTGTCCTATTAATCGATATAAATTACAGGTGGCTAGAGATTTTGAAGGTGACGATAGTCTAAAACCTAAAATCTTAACCATGAGTATTATCGCTACATTTACATATTATCCTGGTAAAAGACAAGGCACCGGTGGTGGTTATGTAAAAAATAATGAAGAGGCTAAATTTATTACATCTGGCCCACAGAACATGAGGTTTGAAAAATCTTTGGGCTGGATAAAGAACAAATATAGAGACGACGAGTACAAGAAGAAGTGGAGAAAGGTACCTGCTACTAAATTAAAACAGGCAGCTCGATCGAATAAACCTAAACAAAAGTTTTTTGAGATCGATCCTATTCCACAAGGTACACTGTTTAAATTTGAATACCATAAAGCTCTTTGTGCTATAGAACAAGCAGAGAAGTGTGAAGAAGATTTAGCAGAAGTTATACATCCATGGAGACCTGGCTATGAGGGTTTTAATGGCGATCCTTACATGATGATGGCTAGAGTGACAATTGCATATTGGTATGCTTGTATTGTACAGCCATTTAAGAAATCTCCATCTGCTCCACCGGCTCTAATCGTACCTCCTCTTGGTGGTATCTACATTCCAATTTATTATGGTAGTGCAAATCGCCTAGCTAATAATCTAAGAAAAGCCTGGAATACAGGTAAGTCTTTCAGTAAGCTACCTGCTAAACAGCCGCCAGCAATAGCAGTAAGTACAGCAGTAGCAGGCGCGTATGCGATACACCTGCTAGAATTTAAGCTGCTTTATCTTGGTGGTATTCCAACTCCAGCTGGCCCAGTGCCGATGGTTGGTTTTGTACCAGTGGTATTTTAACCCCAGTCTTTTTCGAAAGTATACCAATGGTCTGCAGACGCACAGTCGCGCAGAGCATCTAGAACCATATAAACCTTTTCGTCAATCGTTAGGTTGTTTAGAACAGCACCTACATGCATCTCAATTAGGTTTTCATCCTTAAGATATGTAGACACTTGTTTTGCAATTCCAGTTGCAAGTCGGTAACCATTGTCTTCAACCGTGTTGTATCTGCTACCAGCATAATACTCGGTATAAGTATCGACTTCGGAAGCATGTTCAATCATCTTGTCCCAGAGTTTATCGCCGAGTAGATCTCGAACCTCTTGACAGATTTCAGTAATCTGATTGATGTGTTTCAGTGTGGCTTGGTAGCCGAAGCCACCAATACCGTTACACTTGATTTCTTTGTAGTTAAATTTTGCCATTATGCTACTTCTTTAATAATTATGTTTTCAAAAGAGTCTTTCAACTCTCCATAAGCTAAGCCAGCCCAAGTCTTAGAACCAATAGATTTCCAATGGTTGAAGTCCGCCATGTTAGGGAAAGTAGAGTGAATATCTCCGATCGTCAAGTTCTCAATGACAGTCTTGTCGATGTGCAAGAACTTGTTGTTCTTCATGTTAAGAACGGAGATGTAAAAGTCTGAACCAGGAAGTTGAATTTCAACGTTGAAGAGTTTGTTCTTTTCGTAACGGAAGAGGTTACAAAGAAGTCCTTCACCTGAGTTAATAGTCAAGAAACCAGCTCTACATTTAGAGATGCTTCTGTATTTGTACTTAGTTTTGTTCCAGTCTAGACCAAGGTCTTTGACGTAGAATGTGTGCATTTTACCCTTAATGTTCTGTTCGATTGTGAACGAAGTTCCGAGGGTAGGGTTTGTGTGTTTTTTAATGTAAGCCATTTGTTTTACCGTTTAATTACAGTACTAATATAATAAAAATATCTGACATAAAAAAATCTAGAGGCAATTATTTTGCCTAAAATGGCAAAGTTTTTTGCACAGATATATAAATTATATGAAAAAGCTATTACTACTCTTATTCTTAATCCCAACCATGTTATTCGCACAAGATTGTTCGCCATATCATAAAGTTACAAATTGGGAAGCTAATGATGACGTGGAATTTACAGTAGCATGGGTTAGTTGCTTCCATGCATCTGGTACGGCTTTTTCAACAGATTGGAATAATATGTCTCTTGGTGTACATCTCATGGGCGAAGGACATAAAAATGTGGCATATACCTTTTTCAGCTATCAATATCAACCTATTAAAAGAGTTAAGCTATTTGCAGGTCCTCTATATAGAATAAATAATGATAGTGGTTTTATGCTTGCACAATATGGGGGAGACATTAAATTATATAAATCTATTTGGGTTACAAGTAGAATATTGCAAATTAATAGAAATTTAAACTACCTTAATGCAGGTGTTAAGTTAGCAATATAAAATCAGATTTTAACTATGAAAACGCCTATCATTAAGTACAATGACAAGTTTTTAGACCGTATCGGTTTGTTTATGCGAATTGGCGGTATCACTCTTTGGCCTTTTGTTATCCTGAGAGAGATTTATGATTCTACACCGCCTTGGAGAAGAAGAGCTGCTAGAATTATTAACCATGAAACAATTCATATTAAACAACAGGAAGAGATGTTAATCATACCTTTTTATATTTGGTATGTTACAGAGTGGTTTATTAAATTGTTTATTTACGGTGGTCAGGCTTACTACAATATTTCCTTTGAAAGGGAAGCTTTTGATAACGATGACAACTTAAGCTACCTAAGTGGTAGAAAACGTTACGCTTGGATAAAACGCGTGCTTAAGTAGATATATAATATGTTATTATACTTTTAAATAAAAAATAAATGTCAGACAAAAAAAGACGCAGGATTCAAACTGCCGGTGTGAAAGCCGAATCATCGATCGAACTACTAGATAGAGTTCAGACCCCTACCCAAGAATTTACAGAGACTAAAAAAGACAACCAGGACGACGGTAACGACTTCTCAGAATTTTATGATGAGAATGGAGAGTTCCTATGGGAAGCCTATGAGTCTACATGTCCATCCCACACTAGAAAACCTAACCCACATGTAAAAACACAGAATGGCGATAAGGTTTACTCAAGAGAGCCTTACGCACAAGAGATGTATGACATCTTAACTGAATATAGCCCTGAAATTAAATCTCAATTATTTACAGGTGAGATTCACACAGGTAAAGTTTGGGGTGTAACAGAAGAGTGGATTACAGTAGACATTGGCTACAGAGAATTAGTATATGTAAATGCTAAGAAGGAGTCTGATGAAGTGAGAGCACTTCTACCAGGAGAAGAAACTGCGGTCTTAATTACTGACACAAGAGGCACTTTAGCCGGTACAATTACTGGTGGAGTAAAACATAAAACTTTCATGGACTTAAGAGCTGGTATCGAAGAGGGTAACACTGCTTGGATTGGTCTAGTGAAAAATATGATTGAGAATGGTGGTTATATTGTAAGAGTACAGGGCGTTGACTGTTTCATGCCAGGTTCACTTGCAGGTATTAATAAACTATCAGACTTTAGCTCAATCATTGGAGAAGAGATCTATGTTGTACCAGTGAGTTACTCACCAGATAGAGGTACAGTCATTGTTTCACATAGAAAATATCTACAAGCATTAATTCCTAACGCTATTCAAGAATTAAAGAATTCTATAGAAGATGTTAGAGAAGGTTTAGTTACAGGTACTGCTAAATACGGCGTGTTCGTTGAGTTTGACAAATGTTTAACTGGTATGATTCATACTAATGAGTTAGATGAAGAAACTCTGGTTAAGTTTAAATCTAGAGAGATTAAGCCAGGCGACCCTGTTAAGTTTTTTGTAAAAGATATTATTAGTAATTCTAAAATAACTCTAACTCAAAAGGAAGGAACGTCAATAAGCCCATGGATAAACATAGGCTCTAGGTATCAAATACCTTCAGTCGTCGAGGCTAAAATAAAGACTAAAAAGGATTATGGTATATTTGTAAATATCGAAGAAGGCGTAACCGGTTTATTACATGTTAGTGAATTGCCTGAAAATAAAATCGATTCATATAATATAGGTGATTCTCTAGATGTTCAAATTACTAGAATTGATGAGTCTGCGATGAAGGTATTTCTTAAATTACCTCAATAACTATAAAAACAGAGGATGATATATATTCAAAAGTAATATCATACTCTTAATATGCAAAAACTAAACGTATCTTCGGATAGACATTCTGTTCTAAACGCTAGTCAGATTGGAATTGAATTTGAGTTTTATTCTAACTTAGAGCTAGAGGAAACACAAAAATCTTTATCCGAACTACTAAATAGAAAGATTAGACTAGAGGAAAAGGCACACTCTGATTTCCAACCAAGCGCTGAAGTCTTTAAGATGGAACCTGATATGTCAGGTGGTAAAGGGCTAATTGAGTTGGTAACAGGTGCAATGCCTTATAGAAACGCTAGGATTGTAATTCAAAAGATGTTAAGATGGATCGAGAAGAATGGTTATACAAATGACCGTGCTTCGATTCACCTTAATATGTCTTTTAACCCTGATTATTTAGTAGATAAAAATATGATTCAACACATGTCAGTGTTGAAATTCATTCTAGAGTTTGATGAGGCTAGAGTGTATAAGTATTTTCCAAATAGAAAGGATTCTACTTATGCAAAATCTATTAAATGGGTTATGCCAAAACATGAGGCTTTCTACTATAATGAAAATCTAATTAGCTCAGATAACTTTACTTTCGCTAATACTAAATACTATGGTATTAACTTTGAGAAGGCACAGAAGAACTATTTAGAGTTTAGATATTTAGGTGGTGAAGGTTATGAGAAAAGAGTAGATGATATTCTACATCTTGCGGATGGATTTATTATGTCTGTCTTCAAATCTTGCTTCAACCCTAGATTTACTCCCGAGAATAAAATTGAACTTAAGCGTATCCTAGAGAAGAATAGACCTCTAATGGAAATGCTAAAAGACTACAAGGCAGTAAATAAATATTGGAAGAAGATAAATATATTAGTAGACTTAACAGACAACGAGCAAGTAATCGAAGTTCAGTGGAACAGATTTAAGCTAAAAGTCTTAGAGTTACTAGCAAATGGTACAATGGAAGAAGGGATTATCAACTATGATTCCGACTACGGTGTGGTACAAGTTAAAAATGGTAAATTTAAGACTGCTTATTTGCTAGATGGATTTGAGTTTATAGACTGTGAGCTTTCAGGAAATATCGAAAATAGTGGTATTTATGGCGGTAAAGTAGAAGGAGCACAGTTATTAAGAACACAACTCTATAAAGGCTGTGAAGTAAAGGATTCAAAAATTGAGTCCTCTTATGTGCATGGCAGTTGTTCAGTAACAAACTGCTTTGTCTTTGGAAAAGATACAATTTTCAAAGGTAGAATGGTTGGAGGTATTTTCAGAGAGGGTGGCATTGGGCCACATGCTAGATTTGATGATACCGAAATAGTGGTAAGCACAAAAATAAATAGTTAAAATGAGTGAAATAAGATCGGGTAACGAAACTAACTTAAGCACCGAAAGAGATTTCGGGGATAGCTGTCTTAACGCCTTTCTCCAAGAGTTAGGTGATGATTTGACTGGTGCTTGTATGGTTCCTGTTAACCTACCACAAAGAGAAATTATTAATATAGTTAAAAGAGCTAAGAAATGGTTCTATAAAAACTATGAGGATGCAGTTAGAGAGAACTACTATCATGTTCCTAAAACTGTATTTGATTCAACATATTTTAAAAATCATAGATCTTTAAATCTACCTAATGCAAGTGCAGATGGTTCAGGTGCAGTATTCTCTGTATTTGGAGTACATGATTTGGGTTCTGGTTTCAACAGCGCACAAGGTGGATTAGATGTTAGATTCCAAAGCGGTGGAGACTTCGCTTTAGAGAAGATGTTATTTAGAGGTATGTATGAAGGAGCCGGATCTGCCGAAGCTGCAGAAGAACTACAATACTATGTGCTTAATCAATCACTAGCAGATATGTCTAGGCAGATTTTAGAAAATCCTATCTCTTACCAATACTCTAGATTAACTGGTGAATTAAAGATATTAGGTGATACACCAAAAGACGATGTAATCCTACATGTATATGAGACACTACCCGATTGTGCTATATACGAGGATGAAGTTTTCTTTAGATATTGTTCTGCTAGAATTAAGCAGTCCCTGGGTGCTAAATTAGGCATCTTTAAATTTGCATTACCTGGTAATGTGGAATTTGACTACGACGCGATAAAAGACATGGGCGACACCGAATTAGAGTCGATTATCGAAGAAATTAAAGGCGATGAAGGCGTGGATTGGATGTTCCACTCATAATAAGCTGAATACATACATAAATGGATTTTTACATTAAATATATTGGTGACCCTAACTACCAGACTGATATTGTACACAACAATGGGGAGATTGAGCAACTATTGGCTCAGATTGAAACCACGTTGTTCACTAGAAAGAGGGATGTGTTAGGTCAACCTGATTTTGGATGTAGTCTAGAAAACTTGGTTTATGGTATGAACCAAAATGAATTTCAAATTAAAAATGAAATTGAGAAACAATTAACTAACTATGTACCTCTCTCTAGAAAGTATTCTACAAGTGTAGATGTTAAATTCTTTAGAGGTGAAGTTAGAGATATTTGTTATGTAGATATTACAGTTAATAATGAGTACACAATTCAAGTAAATCTAAGATAAATAAATAATGGCTGAATTAAAATTTTTAAGTACACTAAGAACCTCTGCAAATCAAGTCAAGGCTGATGCGCGCACCTATATTGCAAGGGTGTATAAGCGTGCAAATACCCTATTTACAGAGGCTTCACCGTTTGCTCAAATTGTAAACGTGATGGCTGAACTTGGTGAACTAATTATGTTCTATATAGAAGATGCTACTGTAGAACAAAACATATACACGGCCCAGCAACCTGAGTCAATCTATGGTCTATCAAGATTAACTGGCCATGATGCAACCAGAGGTTTTGCTGCAACAGGAGAGATAGAATTCAGATGGAAGTTAGGTGCAGATCTTGGTAAGATTGCAGGTACTGGTTTAAACATTGATGCTAGATCAGAGTTATCATGTGAACTAAACGGCTTAACGTATACTCTACTAACACAACAAGATAAGTTTAGATTAGAAAAGTCTAACAAGTATAAAACTAAATGTGCTATCATTCAGGGTCAGTTTGAACAACAGACGTTTACTGGAACTGGTGAGTCTATGCAGTCATATAATGTAAAAGTTCAATCATTAACAGACCACTCTAAAGTCTCAGTTGCAGTCAACGGCGAGCATTGGACCAAACACGATTCGATCTATGACCTACTTAACGAAGAAAAGGGTTATATCCTAAAGACAGGTATCTCAGGCGGTTTAGACGTTTATTTTGGTACTGGTAACTTTGGTGCAATTCCACCAGCAGGTGCAGATATTACCGTTGAATATGTGAAGCATAAAGGTGCTTTAGGTAATATTGATGATGGACAAGATATTGTTTTCCAATGGCAGTCAGAGGGTTCAGACTCTAACGGTGATACTTTTGATTTAAACGAGTATTTAGAAGTTAATGTAACTTCATCTCCAAAAATGGGCGCAGATAAAGAGAGCCCAGAGTTTACTAAGTTAATGGCACCTCTCGCTTCCAAATCTTACGTCTTAGCAACTCCAGACAATTACGAGTATTTCCTATCAAGATACGGATTATTCTCGTATGTGGACGCTTACAACACGACGTCGGATCAGTATTTAGATGATGACAATGTGATCTATATCTTTGCTGTGCCAGATATAAAAAGAAAACTATTAGCAAGTCAAGACTACTTCTCTATTCCAGAGAATGAAATGTTCTTTGACCAAAACGAATATGACAAGATGTCACAAGTAATTCAAGATAGCGGCCAGCAAATGGTAACTACTGAAGTGGTGTTTGTTAAACCTCAGATTAGAAAATACAGTATGGACATTAACATCAGATATTTTGAGGGTTATACAAAACAAGAGATCTTTAGCGAAGTTAGAGCTAGAGTAAGTGACTACCTATTAAATATCACAAGAAGAGACAAATTGCCTAAGTCTGATATTGTGTATATTCTAGAAGAAATTGATGGCATTGATGCAGTGAATGTGAGATTCATCTCAGAAACAGAAGAGACAGCTAGACGTCTAGGTTACTACGAGTCTAAAACTGTATCTGTTGTACCACAAGAACCTGTGCTATTAGAAGATATTGGTAACGGCAAACAAAAATATATTTTCTTTAAGCGCGTGGAAGAAGTTAAGACCGTGGACGTCGATGCGACGACAGCTATTCCACCAACAGTTGCAGGCTTAGACGAATGGGGTGACATCATCATGGAGAAAGAAGAAGTCGCTGTCTTTAGAGGCGGATGGCAAGACCGTGATGGAGACCCTATTATTGACGACGCTCGCATCAACGCGGAAGCTGCGCTTAGTGTGAATTTTGATGAAACGCCGGTACCTAGAACAATATACACTAGAGTACAGGCTGGAAATAGAAAAGCCTTGAAATAATGTTATTTAGAGACCTATTAGTTTACAAGCGTAAAAGGCTGTATAAAGTAGCCAAGCATAGAAGAGACGATCTTAAGAATACTAAGTACGACTATAAGTCTGAGCAAAGAGGTCTGATTAAAAATCAAGTTTCACATCATATTCAAAGAAATCAAACGATGAGAGAGTTTTTACTCTTTATCAACGATTATATTGTTAGCCTGTTAGATCAGGTAAGATATTTAAAGAACTACAAAAACTTTACAGTACAAAAAGACGACGATACAACTAGATAACTATGTGGAATAATTTAAGATTCTTTAATGGTACTGCTGAAGAGTTACAGTTAGTACAGAACGCAGCAGGCGTATGGACCGGTAAGGTCTATCTACCTGAAGTATCTGCAGGTCTGTATGAAACTGTTAATCTATTTGTATTGGAAGAAGTTATCCACGAGGGAGAGACTAAGGTCAGCAAGCCTATTTCGCCAAATGGTACAATCACTCAATTAGACTTCAGTTGGAGAGCTTTAGCTAAAGATCAGTCTAAAGACGTGATTATGTATGGTATGAGAATGGATGGTGGTAAAGCCTATGTAAAGGAATTAAAGAACCAATCTCTAGAGTTAGCTGATTTTACTACTATTGTATCACAGGACAGTGACTACTTAAAGACAGTAAACGCGCACGAGAACATTGCTCTACAAGTTAACATCGCAATCTCTTCACAGAATGAAGGTATTCATAAGAGGGTATTGCAAGTTAAAGCTGGTGAGACGCTAATCGCTGAAATTGAATTCTACGGAGAAGTAGAAGCAGAAGACGAGAGATTAAAAATCTTATTAGGTAACTTAGGCGCCTCTTTAGAGGAAGAAGACTTTATGATATTTAAGTCACATGACATCTCAGAGATGCACCCTGACTATCAACTGTTAAACCAAAAGAGAAGAGAACTCTTACTAGAGTTAAACAACATTAAACCATTTGTCGGTACGTATAAGGCTATCCTAAATGCGATCGACTTCTTTGGTTACGATAAGATTACCCTAAAAGAGTATTGGATTAATGTAGATAAGAGCTCAAGCAGTTTCGGTAAGCTACATGCTATCCCAGTACCTAACTCATCGGTAAGAGGTGAGATGACTAGAAAACTACTTAAGTTTAAAATGCCTTCTGCTACGCAGAAGAAAACTAGTAGATTCTCTCTAGTCTACAGATTAAATGAGCCTAACGGTACATTCGATCAGTGGGATTTTGCTAATGTAGATGAAGTATTTGATTATACTCCAGAAGAAGTCCTAATTAAATTATACGGTTTAAAGAATAGATTACAACGAGATTTTTTACCCCTAGAAGCTAAAATCGTAGACATCACAGGGGAAGGCGACTATTTCGCTCAGAAAAACTTAAATATCTGGAAGATTCAAAATCCAATTAGTTTCTTCACCGAAGGACATAGAGTAAAGTTCGATGTATTTCCTAACGACAGAGAATTATTCATTGAAGATACATCAATGGTATTAAAGTCTTACCTAGATCAAAATGATTTAACCAATAACTACACTACATTCTTAAACTTAGGTGTAGGTGATGAGGCTAGTATTACAGAGGCGCAAAGAACAGAATTAAAAACTGTCTATGAAAAATTCTATGAGACATATCACGATAGAGAGATGAACTCATGGAACCAGAACTTTGGTCAAACTACAGTGCCAATCGGCTGTCCAGTTATCTTAGACTCGATGGAGTCTTGGGATGATGTATGGGATGAAGCTCAGTTTGTTTGGGATGATGCCGTTGATGCAAATGCAAATCTAAAAGTAACTTGGGAGAACTGGTGGAAGAGATGGGTCTATGAAGTTGAGTGGATTATCGATGGTCCTAATGGATGGCATCAAGAATACAGAGGTCCAATCGACGACTACAAGAGATTGCCACTTAATTTACCTTATGTAGGTTCATACACAGTCGAGCTAAGATATTATGACTTATTTGGTCACATGTCTTACTATAAGAAAGAAGATCTTTTTGATGTAAAACTAAAAGAGATAGAACTATATGGTGTTTACTCTTGGTTAGAGACTGACAAGAAAGATAATATCTCACCTTGGAATGAAAAGTATTTAGACTGGAATCATTCAGGTGGTTACTGGGATTTTCCACAAGATAATAAGAATAAAGTAGAAGATTCAATTGCTACTTTCTATCTGACGTTAGATAGAGCTAATTATCCAAAAGATGCTACAGATCAGGGTGTAAGATTCTCAACAGTAAGAAGATATATTGACATCTACTCAGATACAGGTTACTCGGAAACTACTGGTCCATTCCAGTGGGATGAATGTTCATTTAGATGGAAAGATACAGTACATAACTGGTGGAACAACATGAGAGTGGGACCAGATTTAACTGCATCTTTTAAAATAGATTGGATTCAACAGGGCGACACTTTAGTGATAACACATAGAGACCCTGTGTCCAATGAGTTAATAACAGGTAGTCATACGATTACATCGACTACACCATCTGGTTCTAATGATGTTACTGCTTGGCAGAATATCGCCGACGAACTAGAGGCTAGCACAAATCCTATTGTTGCTAAATTTAACTATAACGCTGTTTTCAAGGATATGGACAGCGATAATGATATTGACAACCTAGACCAATTTCATTTCATACTGTGTACTGGACAAGAGTACTCTAAGACTTATGATTTTGAAAATGTAATTATCCAAGGTAGCGCAAGCTCATCGGTGAGTGGTCCAGTAAATTCAGTAGCATATAACCCAACATGGGATAATTTAAAAGTATTTAAAAACTGGGCAGAAGTTGAAAGATCTACCCACGTCACTATATCAACCGACATTTCTAAGTTCCCGGGTGCAAGAAACCCAAAATGGACGATTACTAATATAAGTAACCCAAATGTGAATGATATATACTATAATAATATGTGGCTTACGTACATTTTCCAGGAGCCGGGTGATTACTCGATACAACTGGAAGCGGAAGACACGTATGGAAATAAGAACGTTGTACAACGCAACATGTTAAAAGTAAAATAAACGAAAAATGGCAAACATTACTGAAATTTTAGGTACAGACTCGGTTTCATCTTCAAGACCAGTTATCAACAGTAACTTCGAACTTCTGAACGACGAACTAGCTACAGTTACAGGTCTATTAGACCCAACAACTGCAGTCCTATCTGGCTTAACAAACGCTACGACTCAAGAACTTAATGTAGTAAATGGTTCTACATTATTTAGAGTAAGTACTGCCGGTGCATTAATTGGCACTGCAGCTACATTCTCTTCATCTGCGAGCTTTGGTGGTTCAATTGTTAAATCAGGTGTAGGTGGTTCTGCAAGTGCACCAGTAGCTGCTCCAACGACTATCGATAAGAGCACTTACTTTATGAATGGCAACTATGACATTCCGGCTGGAGCAGATGGGCAAGAAGTTACGTTAATCAATAAGAGTGGAGGCGCTGCTACTGTAACTGCATCTGGTGTAGTTAGTTTAGGTGCTACTTCTATCTCTTTAGATGGCAACAACTCAACTGTAACATTAAGATGTTTTGAAAACGTATGGTATGTAATTAGCTCTTACGCTACTACAATATCATAATAATTAAATTAAACCGAAAACTGTAGATGGCAACTCCATTAGTAAGAATACCACAACCGCAGGGCGGCACGATGTATGCTTTCGCTTCAGCAGCGAGAGATATTACTAGAGCATTTAACAGCGCTGACATCAATTTTGAGTTTAGTAAATTCGCTTTACTAGACTTACCTGATTTCACAGACTCTGTTAACAACTCTAATACTATCGACTTTGAGCTGAAATTGAAAGAGCAATCTGGTGCAGCATATAACGCCAATATGCCGAATGTGGATTTCGCACAAACATTCCAAAATTATGCATTGAATTTAGAAGAGCTACTTCTAAAGGACGATGACTATGACCCAATCATCTTGGCATCTGACGCTGAGAAGATTTTCTTTAAGTGGTTATCAGCTCTAGGTGCAATTGATTTTAGACCGACTGACTCTAATGAGTCTTCTACAGGAGCTTACGCTGAGAACGATAACGCAATCTTAGGTGGCTCGAACTACGATAGAGTAGTTAAGTACTTAGGTAGTATTGACGCTGAGAACGACGTAGCATATCAAGGCAATACTTACCATGAGGTTTATATTAACGTGCCGACATCGGTAGGTTATACGCCTCTGGTGTTGTTTAAACCAACAGAGTATAATACCTCTGCAACTAAACTTTATTTAGATGCAAACAATGTAAACGTTGAGGGTAGAGAGGGACAAACACACCCTGACCCTAATATCAACCTATTGCCTGTAGTAGATGCTGGTTCAACAGCTAACACTGCGGCTTATTATGATATTGCAACTAATGCTACAAACTCAGTTCAAATTGACTGGGACACGGCTTCTTACGAGCCAATTCAAAATAATCCAGATGTTCAATCACTACTGGATTATGCAAAGACTGGACAACAGTTCAGATTTAATGCCGTTTTAGTTTATTACGATTTATATAGTTCTTCTATTCCTGCGAATAGATCAACAAACCTATATGGTATCTTAATCCTAGATGATATTACAGATTCTTATGGGCCTGGATCTAAAATCCACGAACAAATTAAATTTAAGCCAAATGAAGTTACTGGCTTAAATGGTAATGCGTTCTCATTAAAGTTAAATCTTAAATTTAACTCTTCATTAGATAACGTAGGTGTTGAGACAAGTGTAAATGACTTTACTACTTTCTCAATGGACTTATTCATGGACACCACTACTGCGTTAGAGAATGCAACCGAGCTGTTATTACAAGCTAATAATAGATATAATAAAATTGTAGAGAGATTAGACTCGTTAGAGAATATTATTTTAGGCACGGCGAAAGCTGCTGCACTAGAAGCTAGAATTCAAGAGTTAGAAGATGACTTTACAGCATCGTCTCTACAGTTACAAGATTCAAATGCACTATTAAGCTTAATTAATAATGCACATACAAAAATTAATCAGCTAATTGATGGTACAATTCCAGTAGAATTACAGTATAATACAGATGTAATCTTTGCAGGTAAAGGTACTAATGTTGATAAATCAATTGCTGGTAAAATTAAGGTTAATAACTCTGTTGAGGGCTATGTGGTAAACGATGTATTCCAATGGGATATTGCATCTGGTGTAGTAAGTGGTAGCGTACTAGGAGGTACTAACCTGTTTGATAATTCAAACTCTAATATCAATGGTGTTTGGACTAAATTAAATTCTTACAGCAACAGATTAAGCTTAAAGAATAAATTGAGTACCGATCCACTAAATGGCAGCCTAAATATATATGTTGATGACTCAGTAACTGGCTGGACGTTAGGACAATCTTTCAGAATTGCTTTTGATACAATCGATGTAGATGGTAACAACATTAAAGTTTGGACAAACAAATCAGGTGGCTGGCAAAATATCGCAGATATTGACCCATCACAACTATTAACGAATAAACCATACATTGAGCTGGTCTGCACAGATCCGGTGAACTTTGTATTTGAAGTAGATATTTTAAGATAATATGAACACTAACAACTCTATATCCAATTCTTTGAAGAAGCTGCTAGAGATTAATACTAATTCTCTAAAGACTTTCGAGCGTATTAATGAAGCAGTAACTACAAATGCTAAGGACATCCCGTTAGAGATACTAACTGACGAGGGTACTAAAATAGTATCTATACCAGGGTTTGGTTATATGAAGAAAGAGCTAGAGAGATTAGATAATAATCTAAAAGCTCTTGCTGGTTTAAGTAAAGGTACTACTAGAGTAAAACTAGCAGATGGTACTTTTCAGAATATTGTCACTACTTCGTTAAAGACTCCTGCAAATGATATTACTACTTTAGCAAGACCAACGGCTTTTGCTTCTAAACCTAATTATTTTGCAGAGGATTTCTTAAACCCAATGTTAACTACATCGATCGATGTAAGTGGTCAGATTCCAAACGACACAGAAAGAGTCTTAATAAAAAGAATTTTATTTGACGGTACTAATCAAGTTGCTGTAGACTTCTTTAATGAGAACTACAGAAATCAGGATAACATTGATTATCTAACTGCGATTAGAGATATTGTCAACAACAATATTGCATATACACTTGACGAAGAGTTAAGAGATATGCCTTATAGAACTACACAGTTTACTGGTAGATTTGATGTTCTTTCAATTTCTAACTCTCAGAGAGAAGTTGTAGAAGAGGGAGTAACTACAAAACAAGCTATCAAACTTTATACTCTAGACAGTTTAACTTACTCGGATAACGATAAAGATCTAGATGATACTGAATTACTCCGCGTAGGAGACCAACTGATGGTCACTGGTGGTTCTAAAAACACAAGATATAAGATTAGTAAGCTAGATGCTTCGACGCGTCAGGTTGAATTAGAATTAGTAGAGGGCTATGAGGCCATCAAGATCGGTGCAGGTACTCTGTCTATCTACAAGGTAGAAGACAATAATTTATCGATTGAAGTACCTATTGGATTTGATGAGAGAATCTTAATGTTTGTAAAAGCAGTAGATCCTGAATCTAAGATATTAGCTGAAAGCTGGTCACCTGGTGTTGGCTTCTACTCAAACGACCTAGAGGTGATACAAGAAGATGGTTCAATTATTTTATTAGCTGATTATTACAAAGAGAATGTGGCTGACTTTGGTAGACTTATTACGTCTATTAAAGAAGATAATATTCCTCCGGCGACGGTAGGTGTAACTCCTAATGCTCCAACTCTAGTAGCTGATAATTTTAAAGTAGTTCAGATTAACAAACATTTAACTGAGAATGACGCTGCTGATAAAATTAAGAAATTATCTGCTGATAAAGCCACTGTTGAAGAGGCTGTTAAGAAGTTAGATGATACTATTACTAAGAAGAGATCTGAAATAGCAACTAAAAAGTATGAGTCTCAGGTACAGAAAGATAAAGATAAATCTGAATTAAACTCATTAATTGAAGAGAGAACTTCTGAGGCTAAATTATACAACTCGATTGTAACACAAATTCAATCTTTATCAGCATCATCAAACGCTGCTAAGATTACACCTAAATACAGAATTAGAGGTTTCTGGTCGGTACCTGCGCCTAAACAAGTTGCAGATACTCTAGATCAGAATGTCGTACAGTTTATTGTACAATATAGATACTTGTCGACTTCTGGCAAAGCTGCTGAAGTTGCACAGCTTAAATTCACAGAGGAAGATAGAGAGAAAGCAGCAGTATTCTCAAACTGGAATGAAGTTAAGACTAAAGTTAGAGAAAGAGCTAAGTCAATTGACAATAACGGCAATATTGCTGATAAATTTACATGGCAAGATACTAAGATCGAGGATGGTCAAGAGATTAACTTTAACCAGTTAGATATTGCGATTAACCAAGGTGAATTAGTAGAGATTAGAATTAAGTCTGTCTCTGAGGCTGGTTTCCCTGCTAATCCAATGTTATCTGATTGGTCAGAGCCAGTTCAAGTATCTTTCCCAGAAGAAGAAATTGATACAACGGATGTTGCTGCAGTAGTCGAGGTTAACACTGCTGAACTTGCTAAAGTTCAAATTACAGAGGAGTTAACTGCACAGGGAGTATTCACTCACGTTAGTGATGCGTTTACTGCTAATGAAAACTACTATGCACACGTTGCAACTAATATAGCATCTGGATTCTTATCTCCGGAACAAAAACCAATTTCAGTCTATGACAAGATAGCGGAGTTAGAAGCTCAGATCGCAGGTCTTAAATCTGACGTTGAAGCAGAGGTTGGTGAATTGGTTGTTAAGATTGTCGCAGAAGACGGTTCAGTAACTAACATTGCTAAAGACACTACAACTCAGTTATTTGCTGGTTACTATGTAGACGAAGTTGCAGATCTAACGGTTAGAAAAGGACATATTGTAACTAAAACATTTAAGTTACAGTTAGAAAATAGTAAAGCTACTAAATTAGAGTTAGTATCTAGACTAATTGGTGATAGAACTAAACCTGTTTACAGATCTTTCGGTAATACAGCTGGCGATCCGTATGACAATAACTTCGGTGTTGGTAATAACGACCAAGGTGGTACGGGTATTGATGTTAAAGTTAATAGAGATAACTACTATCAAGAAGAGGGTAACTACGATCTAGTACCTGTTCAATATCAGAACGTAACAGTTGGCTCAGGAGCTGGCGCTGGAGAATATGCTGAAACACATCAGGCTCCATATCAGTCTGCTCAAAGAAGGGGTCAGTTTATCTACAGCAGATATATGGACATAGCTAATCAGAACCCACACTACTTAACGTCACCATTAAACACGTTAGTTAGTAATACTGATGCTACAATTGAAGATTATGAATATGCTTTAAGCTTTGCAGGCACAGGCACAGATCCTTGGCCTAACCCAAATAATGATACTTACACGAGTGCTAACTTTATCTGGGATGGTAGTTTTACAAGTATTGCTAATAACATTGATTGGAGTAATGACTTAATTAAAGTTACTTCTACATCACAAGTTGGTTTAACTAACTATAATAACGGTTTATTCTTACATAAAGATCATCCTCTATTAGCTAACTTATGGGACGATGCACAAAATGCTCAAAATTTTGATCTAGAGACTGTTAAGAAGTCTATGATTTTCTCAATGCCTAAATCTGCAACACAGGGTACAGGTACTCAACTACTAAGTATCTTTGGTTATGATTTAAGTACGAACGAGGTGAGTTCAAAACAACAGATGGCATATCATAGTGGTACAGGCCTGTACGACGCTACGTTAGCAGCGGCAAACAATAACATCATAAGACCTTTAAAAATGTCGTTTGACTCTAGCGACCAATACTTGCTAGGTGGACAATCATGTGGTGCTTTCTTATTTATGTCACCTGTGAGTGTAGATACTTTAAAAGTGAGCGGTGAAACGAAGAGATCAGCAAAAGAAATTAAAGCTAAAAAAGATAATGAGTCTAACGCAGTCTCAGTAGATATTGTGTTCCAGTACAGAATGACTGATTACTTTGGTAATAACGAGGACACCGATACAGGTAGAATCGGTGGTTTAGCTAGACTCGCATTTAATAACCTAACCTATACAAAGAAAATTGGTTTAGATATTTTTGACAAGTATGGTGAACAATTCTCGTTTGACTTAGAGGTATTTGCCAAGTACAGTCCTAAAGGAAAGAACTTAAATTCTATTAAAGCTGCGCGACTACTCAGACCTATACCTAGAGAGATCCAGTAATATGTCCGCCTTTAAACGGAGGATATATACTAGAGAAGAAATTCTCTAAATAGAATTAAAGTTAATGGCATACGTAGTATTACAATTTTCGGCAACAACTTACTTTAGTGCATGGGGCGCAGGACAAGATAATGGTTCTAGCACACAAAACGTAGTATATGATAACGCGCAGCAATCGGGCACGGCCCTACAGGTGGGTGATGCTGTTTTTTATGAGGATGGTAGTAACTTAGGCAATCCTTCTACAACACCAGTTCAGGATGGTTTCTATTTGTGCCAAGTGCAAGGCACACCCAACACAGTAGTGCAGATAACATCCGCGGATGTTTCTTCTATAATAGACCAGAGTAATGCCACGACTACAACAACTACAACAAGTACAACGACAACGTCGACTACGACTGAAGCCCCGGCTATTGAATGGAACGACAGTTCAACTTTTAATACGTCTTCGGCGGCCACTACTTTAACGAGGTCTTTTACAATAACTAATAATAGTACTAACTTTACCCAAGGTGATATTGTTGGCTTACCTAACTGGATAACTGTAACCTCTCTATCAACTACAACACAGGGTGGTACTATTGAGTTTTCTATATTGGAAAACACTACAGTCACTCCAAGGGATGCTACTATTGAGTTAGAACACCCTGGAGTAAATGGCGTAAAAACAGATCCTGACATTACTATCAACCAGGCGGCAGGCGACGCGGTGCCTACCGCTCCGGACTTTAGTCAAATAGTTCAATATACCACAGTAGGTGGAACTGCACAGTTTACTCTTGATTTTTCTAATGCGTCTGGTTGGACTAACGTAGGAGGCAGCTCGGTACAAGATGCTGAGTCTTCTTTCGCGAACGATGATTTAAAGATTCAGATTATTGAGATTCCAGGTAACATCGAGATCTATGATAACGCTGCATCAGGGACACAGTTAACACAAGTAGCAAACCCTCCGTATGAATTAATTAATCAAGGCGGTGCGCCTACTCTACTTATTTCCAGTACGAGTTGGACTGGTACAGTGGTGTGGGACTATCAAGTAGAAGACGCTGCTGGTAATACAGTAACAGGTGAGATTGAAGTTACTATACAGGAACCTGCTAACCAGGCACCTGACGCAACAGACGCTATTATTACACCTTTTGTAAACGATAGTACAGGTATATTAAAATATTTCAGTAGAGCTGCAACGGACGACGGAGTTGGCGGCGGCAGCACGACGTTTGAATGGTGGGATAATGATAATCAAACGACTAAAACGCTAGCACAATTAAATAATACTATTTTACAATATGGGCAAGTAAGTTTGGCATCCGGTGAGTCTTGGATTTATACACCTGATGCATCAAGTGTTAGACAATTTGGAGACCCTACTCTTACAGAGACGTTTTACTTTAAAGCAACAGATCAAGACGGTAATGGTCTATCCGATGCTGGTAGTATTGGTACGGTCCAAATAGTTATGTTGTCACCTGGTAATGAGCGACCAGAATTTACGGTTACTTCTGGCTCGGACACGATGGCACAATATACTCAATTGAGTCAAACTATTACAGCATCAGATCTAGACGGAGATCCATTAACCTTTTCTATATTACAGGCTCCAGCAGAGGGCGAGTTAACCCTTGTTAACCCTCAATCAAATGAGGTGACTTGGAACTATAACGCGAATGGAGCTGCTGGAACAGTTACGTTCCAACTACAAGTTACGGATTCAAAGAACGAGAGTGCTCTTACACCGTTTACGATGACAATCAACGTGACAGCGTCGAGTGCTGTGTTAGTTAATGCATCTCAGTTTCAAGCTAACTCCAATGACGCATGTGCTGCTACAAAAGACCAACCAAAATATTTAGATACTGCGCAAGCTCAAAGCGTAGATCAGCTAGAGGTAGGTGATATAATTTACCAAGATACAGACTTTAACACTCCGTTAGCCAGTACAAACCAAGCTACTAGATGGGTTGCGGTGGTGCAACCTTCTAACCCTACAGTTTCAAGAGCAATTGAAATAGACAGCGATGGTAGGATTGTGAGTATCGTTGAGTGTCAAGTTTCTTTAGGAAATGCTTGGCCTATTATTGTAAGCTACGACGAGGATGTTATTGATTTATGTCAGGGCAGCGCAGAGTACAGCTATCAAGAAGTTTATCAGAATATAAGTCAAAATGCAACACTGGCAGATGTCGTTACGGCTGGCGGTCAACTATTTAATGATATAGTCGTAGCAAACATATACCTTAGTAACACAGCTCCTAGTGAGTTTACAGTACCATCGGGTTACTACAATGATACTACATCTAGTGCGGACGGTGAGTATTATGAGTTTCAACAAGGTAGTTGGATCGCTGGTACTAACACAAACAGTTCGAACTCATGTCCAGTTGAAATAAATTATCAGACATACAATGTTGGTGTATACTATAATAACGTAGATAGAGACAGCATAGATAATATCTGTTTAGCTAATAGTTCTGATTTAATTTTTACTAAACTCTATTTTAGAGGTAATATATTAGATAACATTAGTCAATTATCCGAAGAAGACAAGCTACAGTATTTGTTACAGAATAACCTAGTGATATTTACATCACAAGAGGGTGCAGATGCGGTGGACTATGACTTAACATGGGACAACACAGTATTCTTAAGCTCTACATTAAACGGTAGTACTTATAGTTTACCTGCCCAAAGAAAGTTTGCGATTTGGGAAAACTATAACTCAAGCGGCTACTCTGGTAATTTCACTTGGAAAGGCACAGATAGTTCTGGTTTTGTTTTGAGGAACGGTGGAGACAACAGCACAGTTTTAGCGGAATGTTCATTATATCCTGCTGGCGCTGGAAGACCTGCTGCAAACTCTATATACTGTCAAGGTTTAGAGAATAACGCTTGTACATCAGTCGACGGAGTTGCTACATCCCGTGAAAATGTATTCTATGCTTTCTTATCATGTGTAGCTAGATTTGAGGATGGTAGTCCTTACTGGAATCTATATGTAGTTGATGGTTTACATAAAGATGAGATTAATGCATCTTCATATATTGAACAGCTAGTAGAAGAGATTGGTGTTGGTGCTACTCTAGGCGGCCAGTCCATGTTAGAGTGTGTAACTCTGCAGCATAAAGTTTTAGCCGTTAATATTGATGACGCTCAAGATATTTTAAATAGCCTAGACCAATACTCTGCGACAGGTGCAATTAGACCTGTACAAATTAACGCAGTAGATCTAGGACTTACTTCTAATGCCACGATCAGATATGGATATGCTGATTGCGCAGCATGTATAATGGACACCGGCTCTTTTAGTAGTTTTACACTGGCAACAGTAGATGATGCTGAAATTATTAACACTTCAATACCTAACTTTGATTTAGAGAAGAACTATGAGTTAGATGATGTGTCAAAGCCTCTATTAAGAACCAATCCTAAACTATCAACAAACGCTAAGCTTGTTGTTAACAGTGCTGGTGAAATGTATCTAGAAGCAATCGAGGCGAGTAAAGAACTTGCTTCAGTAGAGTATAAAAAATGGCCTATCAACAAAGAAGGTCAATGGTCTTATGACTTGCATAAATTCTTTAAGAATACAAAGACTCCATCTGATTTAATATACCAAGCGAAAGAGTCATACTCTAATTTTGCGGTACAAGAGACTTTTGAAAATCAAATAGAAGAAGATTACCACTACGGTACAGTCTATAACTATTCTAAAATATACAACGAGGATTTTAGAATGTTAGCACCTATTTGGTTAGACAAAAATATACCTAGTAAGTTTGTTATCTTTAGAGTTAAAGATCCAGTAGGTACTTTAGATTTTGATACTAGATCTAACCTAGATAATATTAAAGAGGTGTTAAAGAATTCTGAGATTATTAAAACCTATGATTTAAGTAGAAAATCTGCTCTAGGTACATATCTTAGAAACCATATACAGTCCGAGTCTTTCCCGAAGACGCCTATCACTATGAACTTTGATAAGACTCAAAGATCTTCATTCAATGGAATAGATTTAGACAAGGGTGGATTCTCTAGTAAAGGTGAATATTTAGACAATGATTTAATTAGACAGGATAGCACTTTAATTTCAGCTAACGAATTAATAACTTCAGGTTTTGAAAGAAATAAATTAGCATGTGCTAATCTAATTAACCTAGAGTTCTTGTTTGATGATGATTCAGCTTCTGACTATTCTATTAATAGATATTTTGGACTATATGTAAATGATATTGATTCGGGTTATGGTACACTTGAATCAGCAGCAGGCGGCAGACTAAAGTTTAAAACTTTAAACTCTTATATTAACTCTGAGTCTAGCTCTGCTATCCCGCCATATAAACTTATCTCGGAGAGTCCTATATTAGGCTACGCGGCGACATCAGATAAATTTTACAGAATATCTCCTAAAGTCTTATACAACGTCGATGATTTAGAGGTTAATGTAGAAGATTCAAATAATTCTATTGCGTCAGAGATAAGACTAGCTGAAACTGGTAATTCAGTAGATATAAAAGTTAATGATGATGCGGGTAGTGACTTTGTGAAAGTAACTGTGATTGATACTCCAGCGGTAAATGACGGATTTGCAATCTTCCCTTCTAAGGAACAAACATATAGAATTAAGTTTACAAGACTAGTTCCACAGCAACAAGTAGGGCAAGAGGGTTGGAACTTTACTATAGTTAACCCAGCAGACGGCAACCTGTTAGAGTTTGGTCCAATATACGTTACACAAAATGGCATACAAGGAGTTGCTAACTACATTAAAGATAAGATTGGAGCTTCAAATGGATTTGGCCAACCCCTATATCCTGAGTTAAATGAAAACCTAGAGGTTGAAGTCGAGTCCGATAGATCTATTATACTTGCTGAGAAGAGAGCATCTTTAAAACCGCTACAACCAGATTTTGTACCTGTAAGTGCTGTTACAAGTTCTATTGTAAGAGTTGAAGAGTTACAGGTGCCTTATGACATTGATAATAATACATTCTTTGCACTAGAAGATCTACCAGCAGGTGGATTTGGTGGTGTGAACTTCTCTAACCATGGTACAATCCCACAGATTACTAGCGCTATTGTAAAGTCTATTAACTCGGTAGACAATGGATTTACTGCGCTATCTTATGACGGAGCAGACCACTTCTATATTAAAACAGATGTACAAGGATATAGATTACTTTCTGCTGGTGTTGCAGTTCCTAACAATAATGCAAATCAGTGGATTAGTGTAGATGATAACAATCTAGATATAAACAACGAACTAAGACTAGATATTAACTCTAACTCTGGTAATACAATTAACAATAGTAGTATTTACTATTTTAGTGGTGGTAACCAACAGGGTAAATCAGTCCTAGTTACTTTAGACTCTGTTGCTGATATTAATATTAACGATTCTATTAATACAAAAGCAAGAGGCGTCTACAACAAGGTTATTGATATTGTTGACGATATTGAAAGACTGCCTCTACAGTATAAAAAAGTTATTCTAGAGAAAACAAACACAATTGAGTCAGGTGAAGTAAAAACTTACGCGGATAACCTAGTTAAGTTAGGTTTATTCTCAGCGTTCGATATTCACGATATGAACTTTGACTTTTATGACACTGCAAACTCTAATCTAAAAGAGTTAGTCTACGAAACTCCTGCTAATATAGCATACGAGCCTGAGCTAGATGACTCAAACGACATATACCCATTCGGAGATAAAGATAACACTGAGTATACGATTGACCCTGTTTCTTACTTTAGCGGGTTAAATGATATTTTATTAGAGGAACAATCTGATGAGTTTGATGAAAATCAAATTACTAGTGAGTTTGATAGACTACAAGAGAACTATCTAAAAGAATATGCTATTAGATCTAGAGTAGTGCCTTCGATTAATAAGTGGGTGTTGAAAGACAGTTTAACTGTTAGAGAACAACCTTATTATCTAAATGTAAATGAGGCTTTTGGTAGATCTAACTTTGCGCCAGATCTTACTGCTAATGGTAGAAATAGATTAGGGATGACTCACGAATGGTTCTATATTAATAACCTACCTGCTTATTTCAAGCAGAACGTGGGAAGTGATAATAATCCAGTTTATAGATTAAATGATTCATTTAGTTATATTAACTTTATGGATGGTTTTGAAATTACACCATCTTTATTTAAAGATACAAACTATGATTATTTTGATAGATTCTTTGTAACTGAAGGTTTTGAAATAAAGGGTGATAATAACTATAAGACTTTTGTTAAAACAAATAGACAAAAGAAATATACTAAAGTAGATGGTGGAAATAATACTGGTTTTGCTAACACTATATTTAAAGGCTTAAAGTTTACTTTTAAAAATAGAAAAGAATTTAGTGCTGATAACCCAGTAGATTTCATTAAATCAGCTGAGTTTAACGGTTACAAGTTTAGTACTCTACTTAATGTGAAAGTTGCACAAGAGTCTAATGGGATTGAATATGAGATAATACAAAATAAAAAATTCAAATTTGTAGTCTTCTTAATTACACTATCTTTAGATGATTTATGGGCAGATGGCACTGTAAACAGAAAACTTTTATATGAGTTAAACCATTCTCTGGTATGGAAGCAAGAGGATTTAACATTCGATTACTCAGATATTAAAGTAGATGGAGCCTTAGATTTATATAATGCTAACTTGACTAACAGTAGTGCTGATGACTATTTAGTTATCAAGGGTTACGAACACGCTGACGGATCTTTACCTCAGTTCTTAGAGCAAATCAATAAGGATGAAGACTCTGCTTTTGGCAATATTTTGGTTAAAATGTTAACCCCATTTGGTGAGCTGATTTTAAAATTAAAGATAGCTAGACTAGACGGTCAAGATACTCTAGTTCTATCTGAGCCACCAACAGATATAAACGATAACCCTGTTGATTTACAGAACATTCCAGTATATTTACAAAGCCAAGCAGAATACACTTACGAAAGAGGTGGTATCAATGCGTATAAGTCTATACTAGATGCTTTAGCTGCGAAAGATGTTAGTGAGATGTTATTAAGAAATCCTAGCAATGTTAAGTTTACAACAGTAGAAAACAACGGTGCTCTATCTGATAACAAGTTTGTGGTTACAATGGAAGACGGTACCGAGGTTATTAAAGAGTCCTATGTTGTAACTATTCCAGATACTGATAAGCCTGAGTCGTTTAAACTGTTTACTGGTAACATTGGCTATAACCTAGATGATGGATTTACATACTATCCGTTCTTAATCAGACAAAATGGAAACTACACGGTAGATACTAGACCTGTTGTAACTTTTACAGATATTTACTCACACATGAAGACAAATACTTTACAGAGTACAGTCGACACAACAGAGATATTGTTAGAAGAACAAATGTACAAACACTCGCTAACTGATATTGATGAGATTAACCTAGCTAAAGATTACTATAAGAGGTATAATAGATGTGGAGTTGCATTCAACTTAGGCTTTATTTACGATGGCGGAACTCATGATTCGGCATGGGGTTATATTAGAAACCACTTCTACAGAAAAGTGAATGAGTTTAACGCAGCCTCTGTAACTAAACTATCTACATCTACAGATAAATTACCACTGTACCCACTAATCGGTGAGGTTGCTATCGACAAGAAAGACGTACATGTATTTAAGTCTTCTTGGGATAAAAACTACTACACGAGATCTTTATCTGGCGGGGGTATCGAACAGGTGCCTGGTACATTTGAGACCAAGGAAGAAAGGTCTTATCTTGCGTCTACTATAATGAAGGTTAAAGATAGTTATACTCTATTAGAGTTTACTCAACAAGTGGTTGAATCTGAAGAAGAACAAGATCAAATACTAATAGATGATAACTCTGAGAATGATTTAGTTATATTTGAAGGAGATGACAGAATAGTTATTGATTTTTACATTACTAAAAAAATCAACACACAACTATCGACAGATGGTGTGTTTAATGCAATTCAACAATATGTTGCTGTAGCAGACTCTGCAGAAGACAAGACTACTCTATTAGATGACGCTCAACTTTATATTGAAGAGAACTTAGTTAACCTGTTTAGCTTAAATCAAATTAAGCTGTTTACAAGAAGAACTAAAGGCGAGAGTTCAGCATTAGAAAGTGTTGCTACTATTGACGCATTAGACGATGGTGGGTATACACAAGATCAGAACTTTACTTTTAAGGCGCATGAACAAAAGCCCCTTAATTTTAGATTGATATATAATAAAAGATTAGGTTACTCTTATAGAATAAGACCTATGATAAAAATAACATCATAAGAAGATGGCCATTAATATACAAGAAATACTACACCCTAGTGATTCGGACGCTATTAAGTTTGAGAAGATAAACTATAACTTCGACCAGATTGTTGCGAACGGAGGTGGTCCTACTGGTCAGAAAGGTAACCAGGGTATACAAGGTTCCAAGGGTAATGTAGGTGCTAAAGGCCAAAAAGGTGACCTGGGTGAAAAGGGTGAAACTGGAGCAACTACCTCACGTTGGGAAGTTATCACAGTTAATCCAGACTCAGCTGGAACTTATTCTATATTAAAACCAAAATTATTAACGGATGATATACATCCACATGTTTGGTTAGGCGATCAATCATTCAATGAAAATACAGGTGCTAATGGACAAACTGACATTAGAGCCACTATAACTATAGGTAAAAACGCACAGGGTACTGCCGGCTACGACTCAGATGAGTATGTCAGATTTTGGCATGGTACCGATCTATTAGGCAACGATGTTTCAATCGATATGCAGTCGACTGATATAAGTGCTGATAATTCAGTTAGATATGAGTTTGGTAAATCATTTGACATTGGTACAGGACCAACAGTTGAGTTCAAAGCTAGCTTTGATAAATTTACAATCGCACCGACTTCTACTTTTAAAGTACCCGTTGTAGGGGGAGTTGATGCTGCTGGCCAACAGCCAGAAGCTGGTCTAGTTAGATATAATACAGACACGAATGTTTTTGAAGGTGGTGTATTTGATGGTGTTCAAACTACTTGGACGTCATTCTGTATGGCTCCATGTGGACAGGGTACCGCTAACTACTCTATCTCAATTGACCCGGCCGGAGACTTAAGCGTAAACGAAGTAGGTACAGAAAGTGGTAACTCAGTATCTTTTACACCAGCGGATGATGTAGAAGTAGACGCGTTTGGTGAAACATGGGTAGATACAACGACAAGTACGACGACGACTAGTACGACAACAACAAGTACAACGTCTACAACAAGTACGACGTCAACTACGACCGGCGCACCATCATACTCACATACACTAACGTTTGATGCTGGAGATGTCATGGCCGCGTGTGACAGTAGCACACAATACACGTTATGGAGTGGCGATCAGACATTAAATGGAAACTCAGTTTTCTGGTCAGATTCAGATCTATCAGAATTCACAACACCAGCGGGTTGGTATTCAAACGGCACTCTGGGTTGGTTAATCACTAACAGTGCAGGAGGATCTGTTACTGCTACAGACACATGTGAATACACGGCTACTTGGAATATTACAGAGCAAATTGTTAACGGTAAAGCGTATGCGACTCAACATTCTACTACTGAGACTACACAGATTTCAGCATCTGCTGCTCCAGGTAATCAGGCTGAAGCAACAGTGTGGGTTGGAGGTAATGATGCATCATACTTGTTAACGGCACAGGATAT